GCTGTATTACGTGTGCTTTCTTCCATTGCCAAGATACCAATGTTATCTTTGGTATTCATCAGTAGGTGGTGCATTAGCTCACGCATGATGCTGGACTTACCCATACCAGCACCACTGGTGAACGTCACTAGCTCCCCCGTCCTCATGCCATAGGTCTTGTCATTCATCTGTGACCAAGGGTAGAGGCAAGTCTCGCAGTAGTTCTCATCGTATAGACTATCCCCTAGATCATGCAGGTTGACAATCCCAGCAGGGGTGAAGGACTTAGCGCCCCACCATGCAGTCATGAAGTCTGCTGACTTACCTACCTTGAGGTATTCATTGGCATCCTTCAAGTCTAGGTGCATGATCTTGCACTTGTTAGGCTCAAAGATTTCAGCTACATCAGCAGATGCTTGCTTGCCAGCCTTGTCATTGTCAAAGCATAAGACTACCTGCTCAAATTTATTTAGGTATTCAAATGATTGCTTACAATTAGATACCGCTGATGCTGCACCATTCTTCAGGGAAACAACAGGCCACTTAGACCCCATCATTTGATAGGCAGACATTGCATCTACCTCACCCTCACAGATGGTAATGAACTTACCCTGCTGAGTGAATACATTCTGACCAAACAAGCCAGCCTCAGTCATCTGTCCTTCGGACCAGAACTTTTTGTTGGCTGTGTCACGTACCTTATTACAGATATGATTACCATTCGTATCAAAGTACTGATAGACATGGTGGGTTGTCATGGACCCCTTCTTTTTTGTGAGGGTGCCATACTTCTTGGCTGTATCTCTAAGTATCTTGCGATCTGAGATATCATTATACTCAGCCATCTTGCTGGATGTTAGTTCAGTAGGTGACGTAGCCGCCACAGTCTGTTGTATTGGTAGTTTAGTAGCCATAGTCGTGACTTCCTTTGAGTGTTGATAAGTTTTACAGCTAAAGCAGAAGGTGTGTCCATCGTTGTAGTGATGGTTGGCGTCAGAAGAATCACACTTGGGACACGGTCCTTTTCTTCCTTGTTCTTCGGGCTGCATTGGAATATCCTTTTGCAATTGAATAGGTCTCATGGTCTTGTAGTCTCAACATATAGCACAAGCCCTGCCTGTCGTCAAGCTCTTGTTGTGCTTCACGTCTAGTCCTGTAGCTTTTCAGGATGTTATTCTTGTATACTAGGTTATACATCGTCGAAGGTTTCATCCCATAGGTTGCTGACAAAATCTTCTTTGTCTTCCATGATCTCATTGATCTCAATGTTGGCTAGTTTCCTAGCCTCTTTAATATCATAGCCTTCTTCTTTGTACTGGCGAACAAGTCCTCTCAATAGAGATGACCGTTCTTTCTGCCAAAAATTCTTACTCATTGTCCATCATATCTTCTAAAAACTTTTCTACTTCTTCTTCGTTTGTAGGCTCATACCCATTGTCTAACATAGTATACCATAGATCAGCAGGATATCCAAGAGATTTTCTTAGGGACTCTTGCTTCTCTTTCCAGTGAGCATAAAAGTTATGTATCTCTGCCGTCACTTAACTCAGCCCATAACTTATTTGGAGTGCTTCCCTGCTTTGCAATAGACAATTCTTTTCTAAGTTGTTTATTAGCATCAGTCAACTCTCTTACTTGTGCCTTTAGTGTAGCTATATTTTTATGTAGGACAGCTACGTACCCATTATATTCTTCAGTGAACTCTGTCAATTCTAACGCATCCTTCCTCAAATACTACACTATCATCAATCCCTAGAGAGTGTAGAAATTCTATAGCTTCTCCTTCAGTATCAAACTTAAGAGGTACGCCAGTTGGCGTCGTCAGTAAATCAAAACAGTCAAACGTCGTTATGTCTGCACACTGTTCATTTAAAATGTCTTGAACTATTATATACATTTTATTTATTTATGTAAGTCATTTATAAAATAAATGTTTACCTATTTGTGAAAGCTTTTTCATTTCTTTAGCCCATTTAGGATTAACATATAGGGCGTGGTAGTGTGTAGCTTTATTAATTGTAGCTATAACACTCCCATTTAACGCTAAGTCTTTCACGGTTAGTGCTCTTTTATAAGATAACTTATCATACATTCTCTCAGGTTTACCATCACACCAGTAACTAAAAGCACACCTATTCTTTACAGGACTTCCCTTAAAATACCTACCTGACTTTACTACTCTACATATAGTATTAGGAAAATATTTATTAGAAACTCTCTGCAAGATAACATTTGCTACTGCTAATTGACCTCTTAAAGTTTCACCCCGTGCTTCAAAATAAATAGCTTGAATTAAACAAACTTCTTGTTCATTTAACGATGGATCAAAAAGAATACTAGTATCTTTTGCATGTAAAGAACTGCTAAAGAATACTAGTATTACTATTAGATATTTCATTAACTAAACTTACGTTTAGTAACAAACTTTTCTAAATCTTTTTGAACCCAACTAATTTCTTTTTCAATTACTGTACGTGTCTTGATAAGAAACTTTAACTTCTCTGAGAAATCAAGACGGTCATAGTCAGCAGTAGCTACTAACGTCGGAACGCTTGCAACCTTTTTAATCTCTAGTATGTTAGACATCTTTACCTCTTATGTTTACTCCAAAAATATCTCCCATAGATTCAGGAAATAGATCATACTCTCTAGACATACCACCTACAACATCTCTTTCAATATCATTGAGTGATAGCTCAGACCAATAAACTTCTAGTGCTTTAGTGTCACGCCTAGCCTTGAACATATGATACTCTCCCGCAGGAACTATCGCTACGTCTTCAGCATATAGAACTGTGACATCTACTAAGTCATAGTCTTTCCACCTATGTATTTCTAACTCACCATCCTCAACATAGAAAGCATTTATCTTTGACTGATGACAATGCTTAGAGCAATACCCACCAGCATTAACAAAGATAGAATGCAATTCTATTTGAGGACGTTGGATGAGGGGGATCGTTGTCCCCCACACCTTTCCTTCTACTATACTCATGTACTATGACTCATTTCTTCATTCATGTTAAAGAACTCATTGATATCTGTTAGACTTACTTCCGCAATACTCTTTGTCTTAATACCAGATGCCTCTAAAGTAGATAGAATATAATCTTCTAAGTCTTCTGGTATATGTTTGTGATCAGTGTAGTTAAAAAAGTACATCTTTATATCCCTTATCATATTGTACCATACAATTATACTACCTACAATACTTAGTCAAGTATTATTTTTAACACTATAAATATTAAAGTAGGAATTATAATAAACTCTAACACTATACAGCCTCCAATTCTAACCAAGCAGGTGACACCAACATTTTCTTTACCTCTTCTTCACGCAGTACCTTACGGGTGTGTGCCTTACCCTTCATTCTAGGTGTAGCTGTGTGAGTAGACCACTCAGTAGCAGCCTGATAGGCCGTCCAGAGTGAACCCTTAACTTGTGTACCATACTTCTCATACAATCCCTTACCATGTACGTGACGGTTCTCATTGTCAAAGGTCTTCATAAGATTAGACAACATAACTTTGTTGGCTACATTCTTACGCTTAACATTATCAAATCGTTTGGCTAATGTCTTGGTGAACAAAGAAATAGCATTGTCTCTACTAAGCTCAGTATTGTACCACCCCTTCATCTGCGTCAGGCCATCACCAGCTACGTACTCAGATGCCGCCCTGATCTTAGCACCAAATGACACAGCATCGAAGCCCTTGGTGTGCCTACCGTACACATAGGCCAGCTTATCACCACTGACCAAGGTGTTGAAACAGAACGCCCTGAATAGGCCCATCATGCCGTTGTTAGCCCATGTCCTGTTGTGACTGGTGCGGAAGACAAACTGTGGTATCACTGGACCTGTGCCGTCTATGTCCTGTGCATGGGCAGGGAACTTAGCAATCAACTCCATCCTTGCACCACTGTCGTAGGTGTTGGTGGTGAAGTCAGCATCAGTTAGGTCCAACCCTGCTAGGTTGAGTGCGTCTTCGATCTGATCTACGATAGTTAGGTACTGTGTAGGCTCATAGCTATCTGATACAATAGC